TGAACTAAGCCATTTGTCCCGTCTTTCTCTACACGCCTCTAAGGTAGGCGCACAACAAGCAAAGAGTTCACCACTTTCAGTACGGTAGTCGTACTGGTACATTCTCACTCTCTTTCTGCCTAACTTCGTTGCGTAGGTAGTGTAATTCTCTTTGCCGGGCTGGCATACGCTGCAACCGTTTACATTTATTGAGTTCATAATTCAAGTAATTGTTTCGTTTTATCCACGTCTACAAAACTCGTCCACCCTGCTTTATGCAGCTTTATAGCTGCCTCTCTGATTGTGATTTTGCCACTCTTGCCACTTTCTTTCAAAGATTCTAATACATTCTTCATTCTTAATTCATTTTCACATTCAATCTTTCTTCACTCGTATAAGCCACGACAAGCCCTGTTTCATCATGCCGTATCGTGACATACTTTTCGCCTCTTTCTATGGTAGAAAAGTCACACATAGAGCACAACCTACCTAATACTTTGCCCAATTGCTTCATCAGTGGGGCTTCAGGGCTGATAACTAAAACTAAATCTGCTTTCATAATCGTGTATATTGTGGTAGCCATAAGGCTACCGGATTAGAACTCAACCAATATCAATCTTTCTAAAGAACCTGATGCTTTCACCCACATATGATTATGTCCGAAACCATAATCGAAAAACAGTTTAAAATAAGGGTATCTTACTATTAAAGAGTTCATACAGCCTCTTAACTCGTCTTCTGACATACAAGAAGTTATTTCATTGATAATTTGAACGAAAAGGTGTAAAACTTCTGGTTCATTATTCAATAACGGTTTTTCTATAACTGCTTTTAAAAATATATTTTCTTTCATATTCTTCTATATTGCGCAGGGCTTTCGCCCTGCCGATTTATGTTAATGCGTTTTATCCTCATGTAATAACTCGCAGTAAACTGGTGTTGTGGCATCTGTGTGCTTATTGGCTATAAGAACCTCATTACTATCCCAGTTAATATATACCTGTGTAGCAAATGCACCGAAAAACTGAATTTCTTTCGTGCCAAACAATACCACCGCGTCATCATTTACATTTGCAAGTGCTGCAATTAATTCTTTCTTGGTCATATTCTTTTTTGTTGCGCAGGGCTTTCGCCCTGCTGGTTATTATGCTATCTTTAGCTCTTTAAGTCTCATATCTACCAATGATTTCAGCTTGCGAGTATCAAATAGTGGACTTCTATACCCATCTTTGATAAGCTGTATCATTTCTTTATAACCAACCTTACATACAACCTCTGTCTTCATGCTGTTATCATAAATAGCAGAATTGCAAGCGGTTATTGTGAATGCCATTGTTTTGTAACCTTTATCCTTCTTCATGATAGATGCAAACAAATACATATATACAGCATTTTTCATGCTATTCAAGGCATCTTCTTGATTGGCATTTACCTTTCTACCACCTAAAAAGTCACCACATTCAATTTCTTGACCTTTTTTGATAATAGACAATGTACTGATGTACATTTTAATATCTGTTGCTTTCATATCTTCTATGTTTTAATTGTTAGTAATATTGGTTTCTTTTATATAGCTAAGATACTGATTATTAGCGATGTGTGCAAATGTAATCATCTGATTAACAGTGAGTTAAACTTGATTTAACTTAAAGTTGGATATTGACATGTTCATTTCAGTCGCGCTTTGTATGAATACCGTCCAATGATATGTGCAATGCTTTTTCATATATCGACTTATCACAATTAGAAAATAATCGTTAACTTTGTTCATACTTTTAAAATTATAGGTGCATGAAAAAAATTGTGACTTTATTTGCAACCGTGCTTCTGTTATACGGTTGTGGAAGTGTTCCTTTGACAGGCAGGAAACAGATGCTGCTTGTATCCGACTCCGAAGTGCTTTCATCAAGTCTGACCCAGTATTCGGAATATATCAAGTCGGCACCGATATCAAGTAACGCGACGAAGAAAGCGATGGTGACACGTGTCGGAAAGAAAATAGCCGCTGCCACGGAACAATACTTGGAAAATAATGGAATGTCCGGTGAGGTGAGGAACTTCTCATGGGAATTCAATCTGGTTAAGGATAATCAGGTGAACGCTTTCTGTATGCCGGGAGGCAAAATCGTTGTGTATGAGGGACTGATGAATCTGGTTTCCTCTGATGACGAACTGGCTGTAGTTATCGGACATGAAGTGGCGCACGCTGTGGCCAAGCATAGCAATGAGCGTATGAGTCAGCAGCTGGTTGCACAATACGGAGCGAAAATTTTGGGGGAGGCTCTCAGTGGAAAGTCCGCCGCCATACAGAAAGCCGGGAATATAGTCTATGGTCTTGGAGCACAATACGGTGTGATGCTTCCATTCTCACGCAAACATGAAACCGAGGCTGACTATATGGGGCTTATTCTTATGACGATGGCTGGTTATAATCCGAATGTGGCCGTCACATTCTGGCAGAAGATGTCGGCGGGCGGATCGGGTTCAGTGCCAGAGATCATGAGTACGCATCCGAGTGACGCAACACGTATTAGTGACATAAGGAAACATTTGCCGGAGATGAAGAAATATAAGTAAGCTTTAGAAAGTTACTGTAAAGTATTTGAAAAAACTTTAGAGAATGGTACAAAAAGGCGTGAAACCAAATGGAATCACGCCTAAATTATAATAAAACTCTTAAAAAGGTGTACATAATTACCAATCCTTAATTCTCTAACATCAATCATAATAACGCTGCAATCTTACGCACCTTATTAATTCTCTCCATAAACCTGTTGTCTTTTTTTGCCATTTGCAAATTATAAGATGTTTGCATTTTGAGCAAAGGTTCCGCATCTAAATCTAACGCGGCTTCTAGGAGCATAGCATATTTTGTATTTAGTGAACGCTTTGCATTCAGAATTTCATTTAATACAGTATAAGACACACCCATCTCTTTAGCAAGTTTCTTTTGAGAAATACCCCTAAATTCAATTTCATCTTTTAATACTTCTCCCGGGTGTGTCGGTTCAAAAGGAATTAAGTTATTAGCTATCATTTTAGGGTCTACGCCATCTATTTTAATCATAACTTTCTATTTATAATGGTTAGACAATTCAATTATATTACAGATGGTAGTCACTACTTCACCTTGCACCTCTGTGGTTGTAAATTCAATACGATATTGATTGCTTACTCTAACAGAGCAAAAGTCCTTTTTGTCCCCTGATAATTTTTCAAAACTCAGCCCATTGTATTTACAAAGTGAAGTTACATCAGGAACACTGATTATTATATCTATACAACGTTTATATCTACGTACGATATCAGGTTGAAAACGATGCTTTTTATCATTCGCATTTCCAAACTCATACAATTCTTTCAGATACTCTTTATCAAACGTTACTACCATCTCATTTGTTTCTTTAATGCAAAGATAGCATTTTAATTTTATTCATTCGCATTTTTGCGAATAATTTTCTTTAAAAAAAATTAGCGACAACTCCAAAGAATCACCACTGACTATTCTATTTTTCTTATCACAAAATTGTGAACTACCGCTAAAGTAAAGATTTAGGGGGCTTCAAATACGATTTTCAATAAGCCAAGAATGCTGGAAAGCCACGCAAATTTGGCATAAAGTCTGATTGGGAGCTTTCATAGAGCTATATTTCCCATTAAGTGCATTTCTTTTTAAGTATTTCAACACATTCTTTATCCCATCATCGAAACCATGCTTATACCCTTTAGCGTATTCTCCAATGTTATATACCGCCATTGCCAACATAAACAGGATAATACCTAAAGCCTTATGCCAGCTAGGGAGCGAGATGGAAAACGGCTTAAATGTAATTGTTAGATCTCCGACCCATAATAGGGCGATAATACATATGATTGTAAATATAATTGTTTTCATAATCAATATCTTTTTCCGTTCAACTTAGGTCTTAGTTCATTGTATCTCATCTTCTGCTCCACATGCCATATAAGGTCTATGTTCATATGCTTGGCAAGCCCGAAGATTGATAATAACATATGACCTATCTGACTTTCAAAAGAATAATTATATTCATAAAAATAA